CACCCAATATCTTTTCCTTGATCGTCTGTAAAAAATAGACAATGCTAAAAGGGTGTTTCATCAACAGTCCCTCCAATTCAACCCCCTAACGAACACGCGTCAAGTTAGTCCAGTGTCCCGACCACAGCGCGTGTCCGTGGTCGGTTGTAATGAGCGTCACGACACGAAAAGCTGAGTCGCTCACCCGTCGGGTAATCGCATGCACTACGGGGTTCGTCTCCGCCAACTTAGCCAACACGTTGCGAGTTGGCAAATCAACACTGACGGTCAAGTTGACCGACTGCACGGCGGGCTCAGGTTGGCAGTGATGCGTCACGTCCGCTGTAACGGTCGGTGACGCTACCGTGATAGTCTTTTTTAAAGTCTGTCCCCTATCGGGGGTTTTATCATAGAGTATCTCCGTTATATCGGTAGCAGCTTCAGTAGCCTGAAGGGTGCCGGTCAAATAACGACCCAATAAAGCCTCCAGGTCGTCCAGTTCATCTAACGCCCGGTAACTGATCAATGGTACCCGTAAAACGCGTGCCACCTCACTCTTACCTAGCTCATACATATTGCCGTTGGCGCGGTTGATCCGGATGGCGGATTGTCCGTACTGCTTCAACCGATCGTACACCGCCGAACTGAACACATTATTCAGGCGACCTATGGCGATCTGACGCACATCGGGGTCGCTGATTTGATGTTGTGCAGCGCGAATCATCTCCAGCACCGGGTCCGGCTCATGCAGCGCCACCACACTGTAGGTGTTGTTGTTGACGCGCTTACCGTGCTGTTCGTCGTCGTCATCGTTGCGACCCAGGTGGTATAGGGCGTACGACTTATCCCACACCACCTGTGCGGGGGTTTGGGTGTCGGTGTTGAAGTACCATGTCTGTGTCCCCAGCGGTCGGTTGTGTTCGTGGTTCGTCTTCCAATGGCCATCCGGGGTGTGCAGGCCGTGTATGGCACAGTAATCGTTGAACAGGGCGTGGTTGATGGCCAGGTTGGCCATCAAGTCTGCCCGCTCATTTCCTGCGTCTCCGGCGTGGCCGCGCACCCACTCCAGTTTTGGAGGGGTTTTTTCAAACAGTGCCATCGCCTCGATCAGTTCTTTCCAGTACTTCTGATTCTTAACCGGGTCACCTGTCGCGGTTTTCCAGTCGTTAGCTATCCACTTGGTAAGGCGTTCGTTGTATCCGCGCACCACGTATTCGCTGTCGGTCTTTATGACCAGAGACTCTAGGTCGGTGTTCACCTCGGGCATCTCTTTATTTTTATTGCTTTTCTTAGAGGTAAACTCCTCCAGCAGATCCTGTTGGATCTGATCGGTGCCCACGAACTCGTGAATGTACTTCAGAGCTTCGATCGCCCCTTTGAGTTCGGCGATGTTGTTGGTGATGATGCCTTCCTCGGTACCAAAGCCTTCCGCGTACTTTAAGAGGGTGACCGCTTGCGCCTTATCGACCTCCGACTTGCGTTGCCACCCTAAACGCGTAGGAAGGCCTCTGGGGTGCCCGGCACCTTTGGTTGCTACGTCGGGGGTATAAAGGTACCCATGAAACCCGTAACCGCCGTAGTGTTTGCCTGAGACCGTCTTACAGCCTCCGTCTGTATACATAATGCAGTGCATGGGTAACCCTCTCCTGTTTAAATGCGTTGCCTATCCAATAAAGACAACGCCTACCTTTTAAGAGGGGGGGTAGGGGGTCTTTGGAATTTCTTTGTCATTGGGGTACTCACATCGCTTTAGGTATTCCAGGTACTCTGTCCGAAGATCCTGGTGAGATGTCGTGACGTATTGCCTCAGTGAAAAAATATACTCCAGCAGAAGGTTGTTTATTTTTTGAGGCGTATACTCGTCGCGCTTGGTCAGCACGTCCGCTACAAACCCCGCCTGAGGCGGGGTGGCGCCGGAGTCAGTCCACACAAACCGCTCACACGCCTCCGGCGCGGTGTCGGTGGGGGGTTCCAGCACGGGGGTGGGTACGGGACCACTGACCTCGGGGTCGGTGGGTGGCGTCTGAGCCACTGAGACCGTCACCTCGGTGTTTTGTTTGGCCGTCTGCAGGCCCACCGTCGGTATGTTGGGGTAAACGTTAACCACACACCCACCCAGATTGAGGTACATCGCAACTAAAATGATCTGTTTCAATTTAACTCTCCCAATCGGTCGTAAAAGGTGTCGGCGGGGGTCGGTGTCTCCAACTCAGGTTCGTTTGCGTACGGCACCAAAGGTGGGGAGACGCTGCTTAGGAGGTCGGTGTACGCCTGCTCCAGGTTCTCGCGGTTCTTTGCGCACGACGCTTTGTGTCGTTGTACCCGCCCAAGCTCGATCCTAAGTTCCACCGCCTCTTTCTCCAACGCGGCGTAAGTGGGTTTGGGGGTGGTGATGGCTTTTAAAGCAATCCCGCCGTAGTTGTACGCGAAGATCAACACCGCCGCGGAGAACATGACCACGACAATGGTATTGGTCGGGGGGCGGTAATTTGGGTCTGGATTCCCGAGGGTTTCCCTGTAGAAAGACAGGCTTTCTTTAAGTAACAAAAATAACTCTCTCAAAAGCCTTCCTCCCAGTTTGGTTTAAGGTTAACGAAGATTCTATGGTTCATCAATCCGTTCTTTGTCCTATACCATCGTTTACGAGGCACTCCCCCTATGTATACCTTACAAACCTTTATCGGTCTGGATCGTGAGATCGACAACGACCCGAACGTCGTCGCTCCCATAGGGGAGTTGTCGACACGATCCCGCACCTATGCACGGGATGTACAAAGTTACCGCAAAGACGAGCTGGCAGACGTTATCGCACACGTGTTCAGTTCCAAACAAGACAACGCGTCTGTCACCTTGCGCGGCGACGTCCTTGATGCCGTTTACACCCTGAGTGAGTACGTCTACAATCGGGCGTTATCGGGACTGAACACCAACGATGCCACGGCGTTGACCAGCAACCTGGAGGCCGATCTGGGCGGCTCATTTACCGGTTGGTCGGTGGGGGACATGGTCAGCAATGGCAGCCTGTGGATGCCGTCGTACATCATCGCCTACGTTCTGGGGCAAGAGGAAGATACGTCGGTACGTCTGTTTTTTGCGGACGCGGCTTTTCAGAATCTGTACGACCAATACCACATCACGGTCTCTCACCCGGTCGACCAGATTGACGACCTACAAGGTACTCTCGCCTCCATCACCGCCGCGACGGTAGAGTTAAACACATCCATGGTGTTTGACCGTTTGGGTCAAGCAGCTCACCCTTACCCGTATACCCTGTCAGCTTCGTTTACCTTTGCGGTGGTCAACCCACAAGACCCCACCGATACCCTGGAGCTCCCTTGGTCGGTTGCAATCTACGGGCAGGCCGGAAACAACGTCGACGCGATCTATTCTGCGATTCGAGCCAGTATACTGGAGAACAGCAGTTACGGGATAGAGGACTGGGAAGATCGCATTCCCGATTTGTTTAAAACCGTGGAGTTTACCCTGGTTCCTTTCTGGGATCAGTACTCGGTACCAAACCAATCTCTGGAAGCTGGACTCTTTAGTCCACTGATGCGGTACAAGGATATCTTTGAGACGCTGCGTTCTCACATGCCGCTCTACAGCGGCGCTCACATCCAAGAGCACGCCGATGTGACCACGTACCTGTACAAGTCGATCGCATTTGGGCTGTGTGGGGGGCCTGAGAACAGAAACGGTCTGTTTGACATCCGCTCGTTCTTCCCGGACTACGCAACCTTGTCAACCACGTCCATTGACTTCAATCGGATGTCTCCGGAGACCCGTGGGTTTGTGCATCGTCTCTCGGAGCTGTTGTTGCAGGCTGAGTTGGCGGGAGAATTTACACTGCTGCCAGCCGGGTATTCCAAAGTGTGGCGGGAGAACCGTCTGTACATCATCACCACGTATCAGAACATCCAGTTCTATACCTTGGCGAAGGCGTCGTACGTCCCTGCCTCCGGAGTACCCCAATGACCAACTTGTTCAGACTGCTTTTGGTCTGGGGTCTATTGACCCCAAGCTTGGCGATAGGGGGTACGCAGTGGTTGCTGACGCACCATAACGTGACACGGGTGTACGACGGCGACACCATCTACGTCAATATACCGGGATTGCCCCCGGTGTTTGGGGACGATTTGGGCATACGTTTTCGCGGAGTGGATACGCCTGAGATGCGCAGTCGCTGCAAGACACAAGCCGCCAAGGATCGGGAAAAGGCGTTTGCCGTGAGGGTGCGGGACAAGCTCCGGCAAAAAATCGTCTCGGGGCAATACCTGCTCATCCACAACCTCCACCGCGGCAGTTTTTTTCGGGTCGTGGCCGATGTGGAGGTAGACGGCGAATCACTAAACCAATGGCTGTTGGATAACCATTACGCCTACGCGGTCGTGGATGAAAAAATGCGTCCGGGTTACTGGTGTGACGCGGACAATTACTGAGGAGACGTTTTACATGGCCATTCGTTTAACGCCCACGCTGGGGTTGACCGGCGTATACAGCCTTGAAACGCCGTACACGTTAAAACCCAACACCCTGTATACCTGCCGTGCGTTGCGGTCGTTTAAAGACGTCGAGCAGCAAGGGGTAGGCGTCTTTGAGACCTATTACGAGTCGTTTGGGGTATCGTACGAGCGCTACCGGTCTGACCTACAGTCCGACGCGTACCTGGTGACGTTATCGGCGACCGGGGCATCTCGGGTGGTGCCCGATACGTTCATCGAGGCGCTGCCTGAACGTACCAGCGATACGACGTCTTTGATTGTTCTGTCGGTGGACCTAGGACCCCTACCCGACACCCTTGGTCTGTCCCACGTTACCGAAGCCATCGGTGCGCAGTGTTTGGGGTTGCTGGGGTATCAGCCTGACGTGCGGTTGATGCGACTTCAACACACCGACAGTTTGACCAATGCAGAGCAGGACAACATCGAGACAGCCCGACAAGCCTCGGTTGAAATCCGTAAGGACGTCTACGCCCGACTGGAAGAAGAGAAAGCGGCCAACGTCCGCTTGAACGCGAAGCTTCAGCGTATGGAGCAGTTGCTCTTGGTCAATGGGTTGGTTCAGCCGACTCCCTAAGCAGCATAGCAGGAGGGCATTACGCCCTCCTGCCTTTATGCCCGTTATATCTTGGCAATCTTTTGTATTTTAACCATAGAGTCTTCGATGGCCTGCGCCGTCGACTCCAGGTAATATACGTATACCGAGAAGAACTCCACTTCCTGAGCCACCTGGTAAGTCATGTCCGCCAGCGTACTGACGATGTCCCGGTTGAAGAGCTTTCCGTATTCGTTGTTGAATTTGTCTACGGTATCTGGGTCGGACAGATGCCCCGCCAGGGTTTCCAGATAGTGGCTGAGTTGTTGGGTTTTCTCGTGGATAACGTTGGGGCGAATGCGCGCAGTGCGCTCGGTCAATAAGTTGGATTCTTTGACCACGGTATCCCAGTCTTTATTACGGCCCAAAAGTTCGCCGTAAGGGCGCTCGTCCTTGACTCGACGACTGAAGCACTCGGCGATGGCACCTTTCAGGCGATCCAAGTCAGAGAATTCAATGTCCCCTAAGCCGTCTTTGACTCGACGATTGATGAATCGGGAATCGTCAGAGGTTAGCAGACCCACCCAGGCTAGGAACGGGTCTAGAACGCGGGATTCTAGGGTGAGGGTGGTTTCAGCAGCATCCTCCAACACCTTCAGCCAATCCAGGTAAGAGACCGACATCCCCGAGGGGACATACAGTGAGATCTTAGCCATATCGGTGTATTGCATTTTGGCGGCGGTGAGTTTCTGTGAAAAAAGCTTTTGCTCAATCACATGAAAGTCAGGGGATGACTTTACCATATTCTGAAAAAACGACTGCACAGACGCGACGAAGTTTGGCAATGAAACGGTCAACAGCGCGCCTGTCGAGCCAGCACGCGATGCCAAAGACACCACGTGGTGGTGTTTGTTCATGGACTCAAGAGAAGGGTTTGTTGGGATCATGATAAGCACCTGTGGTATAGTCTTTTAAAAAGAAGCGGTATGCGTTATAAAATGAGCGTAAAGCACCGGTATTATCAATCACTAAGGAGTTTACCATGCGAATGAAGAAAACGGGTGGGTTGTCTTTTCGCCCCCGTATGAACGTAGGGTGTCTGTTTGACATCATGACGGGTCGGTGGGTGACAGGCTCACGGGGTGAGACCATACTGAACGGTGGCCTAGCGCCCTTTACGGGGGTGGGTGGTCCCCCTAACCACTTTAAATCTGCCTTGTCGCACTACCTCAACCTGACGGTGTTGGATCGTTACCGTAAGCCTGGGGGCTTACCTGAGGATGTTGATGCGTATGAAGGCGCCACCTCAATGGTCTACGACACAGAGACCACCTTTGACGTGTCCCGCTTAGGGGATTTGAAATCTCACACCCTGTGGTTAAAGGATCAGTCGATTCAAGAATTAGTGGACGTTGGGTTGATCAACGTGTACAACAAGATTGATTACTACGGCGAGAACTGGTGGACGGATATTAAGGAATCCATGGCCGCAAAAGAAGTGGACAAAAAACGGTACGTATCCTTACCGTTCCTGGACAAAGACGGTAAGGCCTACAAGGTGCCCCGTCCCGATGTGGTCACCCTGGACTCACTGACCGAGTTCTCCATAGAGAACCTGGAAAAGCTCATGGACGCCAATGAGATCGGTCACAAAAACCTCAACATGGAAGCCATGGTGGAGATGAAAGCCAAGTCTCACATGGTACGGCAACTGCCCATTAAGACAGCGGCTTCTGGGGTCTTCATGATTGCGACCGCGCACGTCGGTGAAGAGCATCAGATGGACCCCTACGCCATTACCCCCAAGAAACTTCTATTCCTAAAAGGTAACGCCAAATTCAAACGGGTTCCTAACCAGTTCAACTTCCTACCCAATGACGTTTACTACATTTTTACTATGAAGGTGTTGAAGAACGCGTCGTCAAAAGGTCCAGAGTTCCCCACCAAGCGCGGCGGTGATTTTGAGCACTCGCCCGAGCTGCAACAAGTGGAAGTGTACAACACCCGCGGTAAGTCTGGTCCGACCGGTTTCTCCTTTTCGCTGATCATGTCTCAGTCTGAAGGCCTCCTGCCATCCATTAGTGAGTTTGTCTTTTTGCGCAAGAACAAAAAGTACGGACTAGGAGGTAACGATCAGAACTACTACCTCGAACTGATGCCGGATGAAAAGCTGTCACGAACCACCGTTCGGGACAAAATCGACGAGTCGCATCGACTTCAGAGGGCCATGCACATTACCTCAGAAATGTGCTATATGGATCAGGTGGGCATCGGGTTTGACCGCGAACTACTCTGCACCCCCAAGGAACTGTATGAGGACATCAAGAAACTCGGGTACGATTGGGCAGTGCTCCTGGACACCCGAGACTACTGGTTGCCCACCGAATGGGACGTAGACGGTGTAAGGCCGTACCTGTCAACCATGGACCTTTTGAGAATGAGAAAAGGACTGTACACACCGTACTGGTTGCCTAAAAAGAAATGATACAGCAGGGAAAACCTTTCCCTGTTTAAACACACACATACACAGGGTTAGGTTAGCGTTATGGGCACGATTTTTGATGCAATGTTTTTGTCTCTTTGTGAGTGGGACGAAGGGTACGCCCACCGATGGGTGGCGTTCATGAAAGCCACCCGAAATAAGTGGGAGAGCGACCTCGCTAGAGCGTGTCGTTTCTGGTCGCTTGAGCTCTCTGCGGTGGATACCGAAACCACCCGTCTCATCCGTGAGCACTTGGTACCCACCAACAATCAAGCCGTAGTGATGGACATTTTCCGTAAGGACATCGTTCCATTGCTAGAGCATCATGAAAGAGAGTTCCATGCTTTGTCGCACGAATGGGGCTTCGATTATCAATAGGGGGCGTGAGATGGCTTTGGGCAATCGTAAAAAGGTAGAGGCATTTATCATCAAGGCGGTCGAAGAGATTCTGCCAAAAGGGGGTAATGAAGCCTACTACGAGGAACGTTTTGCCGCCATGAGCGATAAAGCGTTTGATGCGTTTATGCATCATTTGAAAGACGGTGGGTTGCTGCACATCACAGTCCCCAATGGGATTGGGGACGGACTTCAGATAGAGCGCAATTTGGCCCTGCTAGATAAGTACAAACGCAAAGTCTTTCACCACATAGA